GGAACTGTAGCTCTTGTTGGAACTCCAAGTGTAACTACAATAGGATACACAGCAAGTGCATCAACATGGGTTGTTTCTGCAACAGCAGATAATACAAATAAAGCAATAAGTATCAATGCAACTGGTGCGGCAAGTACCACTATACATTGGGTTTGTAAACTTGAAACAATAGAGGTCGGATAATGGCACTTAAACTAAACTTAGGCACAACTCAATTTGGCGCACCAGCACCAGAGGCTTATGCTCGTGTAACCAACTTCTTTGGAAACAAAGACAATATTCAAGTACAGGTATCTGTGCATTTCTCAAAGGATGCTAGAGATTCAAATCTAAGCCCTGTGATGGAACACGCACACTACATTGGATTAGCAGACCTAGCGGGTAAAGGTGAACTGATGACTGCAATATACACAGTTCTTAAAACAATGTCTCAATATCAAGGCGCAACGGACGTTTAATCATGGCTATTAACCAAGACAACGTAGCAGACAAACTTATTCCTACTACTGGAACATTGACTGTTTCAGGAATACTTACTGCTACAACAGTCAATATTTCCACAACTGCAGGGTCTGGAACTACAAATTATTTAACTTTTGTAGCTTCTGCTACTGGTAGTCAGCCTCAATACACAAATACTGGTTTAACTTATAACGCAACAAATAATGCTATTACAGGAGGGGTTCAAGGTGGAACTTTTTAATACATTAATTGTTCAAAAGGAGGCATTTTAAATGGAAATTGTTTGGAAAATCCTTGAAATAAGTGCTGAAAATGAGTTAATAACTCATGCCAAATATCATTGTTCTTTATCTGATGACACAAATACTGTTGAAACAGAGGGTAATTGGTTTTTTACAGATCCTATCATGAATGTACCATTTGGGCAAGTTACAGAGGAAATGGTAGCAAAATGGATTGAAGATGCTTCTGTTAAAGATGGAGTAAATATTATTACCTCAAGACTGCTAGAACAGTTAAAATCATTAGAAAAGAAAACAGTTGTACCTCCTTGGAAGCCTCAAGTTTTTACACCTAATATATAAAAATGGCACAAACCAATTACACTCCCATAATACTGTATAACAGCGGTACAACCACTAATGCTCCATCTGCTAGTAATTTGGCAAGTGGTGAGTTAGCTATTAATTATGCTGATGGAAAGCTATTTTATAAAGACGGCTCATCAGCAATTCAGGTAATTGGATGGAAAACAACTCCCACAACTGCTGGGGGAACAGGCTTAACTAGCTACACAACAGGGGATTTGCCTTATTATGCATCTGGAACTGCATTATCTAAATTAGGTATTGGAACAAGTGGCTATGTATTAGAGTCAAATGGCTCTGCTCCTACATGGGTAGCTCAATCTACTTTGTCTGTTGGTTCTGCAACAAATGCTACAAATACAGCAATTACTGACAATACAAGCTCAAGCTCTACTTGGTACCCAACAATAGTTAGCGCAACAACAGGTAATTTACCGCAAACTACATCGAGCACAAAGTTAAGTTTTGTGCCAAGCACAGGAATATTAACTGCAACAGGATTTAGTGGTGCTCATAATGGAACTGTTGGAGCAACAACTGCTAATACTGGAGCATTTACTACTTTATCAGCATCAACCAGTATTCAAAATGCAACTTGGACTACTTCAGGAAGACCAACTGGATCAACAGGATTAATTGGATTTAATACTTCTTTTAATGGCTTAGAAATTTACAATGGAAGTGCTTGGGATGCTATTACTGGTGGTCCTGCTTTTAGTGCAACATATAGTGCATCAACAACAAGTACAACTTCTACATTTACAAAATTAGCATTAGCAAGTTCAATTTTTGATACAAATTCAAATTATTCAACTTCAACAAGTACATTTACACCCACAGTAGCTGGTTATTATCAATTAACAGGATGGGTTGATTTAGCAATAACTGGGACAGCAACTACTGCTATTATTTCTATTTATAAAAATGGTTCTGAATATATTAGAGGAACTAGATTAGGAATTACGTCCAATGGTGGTCTTGGTGTAAGTGGTCTAGTCTATGCAAATGGAAGTACAGATTATTTCAATATTTATATATTTCAAAATTCTGGTGCAAATGGATCAACAGGTGGTAATTGTTGGTTTCAAGGTGCAATGGTAAGGAGTGCATAAAATGGCTTTATATGAACAAATTAAATCTATATACCCATCTTTAACTGATGATGATTTTGACCCTACACATGGGACTATTCATTTGCAAAATGATGGAAATGGGGATTATATAAAGACTTGGACAAATCTAAATCCACAACCAACAGAAACACAATTACAAGCAACAGGAAAATAAGAAATGACTACTGTAAATCTTTCACAATTTGCTGGAGCAGGTGCTCAATTTTTTGACAATAATGGTGTTCCATTAGCTGGAGGATTGATTTATAGTTATTCTGCAGGCACAACTACACCACAAGTTACTTATACATCAAACAGTGGTTCAATTGCTCAATCAAATCCAATTGTTTTAGATTCATCTGGCAGAGTTACATCAGGAGAAATTTGGTTAGTTAGTAATTTATCTTATAAATTTGTTGTACAAAATTCAAGTGGAGTACAAATTGCATCTTATGATAATTTAGCAGGCATAGCAAGTTCAATAGATTTATCAAATGTACTTGCTGAACTAGCAAATACATCTAGCAATACTCAAGGTGATGCTTTAATAGGATTTGTTCAATCTAATTCAAGTGGTTTTTTGAGTGGAGCACAGGCAAGTACTGTTAATAATAAATTACAAGAATTTGTAAGTATTTTAGATTTTATTCCTGTGGGAACAAACACAAGCACAACAGATTGTTCTTCTTATATTAGTGCAGCAATATCTGCCTCTAATTGTGTTTACATTCCTGAAGGGGTTTATTTAATAAATTCCACAATAACAATTCAAAACAAGTCTGGTTTTCGTTTGTATGGTGCAAACATGAACTCAGAACTAAGATGGGGTGGATCAAATAATGGTGTAATGATAGATTTGAGCCAGTCAAGATTTATTACATTTCAAAATTTTTATTTAAATGGAAATTCAATTGCTGGAACAAACTTGATGATAGATGACCCATCTGGTGGAAGTTATGTTACCACTATTGGAGATTACCACAAAATTAGAATGGGCAATAATTTTCCCACAAGTACTTTGCCTGCATTAAGTATTGGTACTTCTTCTAGTACACAAATTGATGTTCAAACTTTTTATGATTGCACAATTGAAAATGCTACTATACTTTTTCAAATGCAATCACCAGTAACATTAAACATAAATTTTGTTTCTTGTGAATTTGAAGCATATTTTGCTACAAATACTACAACAATAGGAATGAATTTAATTACTGGTGGTAATTTATCATTTACAAATTGTTTATGGGTTGGTCAAGCTACTACTGCAATGATTCAAAGATCAATACAATTTGGTTTGCTTGGATTTATAAATTGCGAAACTGAAATTATAGGTGGTTCTCCATTTTTATATGCTGTAGATGATACTGCATCTGCAAATAAATCACCTGTAAATATAATAAATTCAACATTAGGTTTTAATGGTACATCTGGAATAAATTGGATTGATTACAGACAAAGAGGGCCTTTATTAGTTCAAGGATGCACAATAAACTCATCAAATGCTGTTTATTTTAATCATGCTCCTCCAGCTACAGGATTGTTTTACAACAATGGAAACAACTTAATAAATGTTAGTTTAACTTTAGGTACTTATAGTATTCAAGGTGGTTTTGCACCTAATGGAAATTTTGTTGCAGCTTCAACCCAAGGAAATATGTTTGGAACAGGCTCTCCAATATCAGGTGTTTTGGAGACAAAAAGGGCAGGCACATCAGATGCAACTTTGCAAAGAATAACTGGTATTGCAAGTGGTGGAGGTTCTGCAAATGTAGAACAATGTGTGCAAACAACAATTGGAATTACAACTGCTACAAATATTGCTAGTTTAGAAAATGCAAGTTTTATCCTTGTTAGAGGCTCAGATGGTGCTGGAAATGATTTCTTAGATTTGTTGATTTCTGGAAACTCAGGTACACCAACAGTCATTACATCTAAAACAATTGTAGGCTCACCAACTGCAAGGACATATTCAATTTCATCTTTTAATCTTCAACTTGCAATGGCATCTGGAACATACACAACAAATGTGATGTGGTTTCAGCTCACTGCTCGTTAAACAAGGGTAATACATGACAACACCAAATGATATTATTAGCAGAGCATTAAAAGACATTGGTGCTTTGGAAGCTGGTGAAGTTCCAACTCCAGAGGCGTCCCAAGATGCTTTTGACATGCTCCAAGATATGTTAGATCAATGGTCTAATGAAGACATGATGGTGTTTTACAAAAATGAAATTATATTTCCTGTTGTTTCTGGACAAACTCAGTACACCATTGGTCCAGGTGGTCAAATTGGTGCTATTTTTACTGGAAGCATTGCTAGTAATATTCTTACTATTACTTCTATCCAGTCTGGTGGTATTTCTCTTGGTCAAACTCTTAGTGGAACTGGCATTACATCAGGTACAACAATTGTTCAAATGCTCACAGGGGCAGGAAACAATGTAAATGAGGCAGGAACTTATTTGTTAAATAAGACTTATTCAAGTCCTATATCAAGTGAAACCATTAATTCTTATTACCAAAGACCTTTGAGATTTAATTCTGCTTTTGTCAGGATTAATACTTATTCAAATGGTCAACCTATAACAAATGGTGGTTTAGATTATCCTGTTTCTGTGTTGAATGTAGAACAGTATCAAATGATTGGTTTGAAAACACTAAATGGGCCGTGGCCGAAGGCTGTGTACTATGAACCCACAGAGACATTAGGAAATGTGTACTTGTGGCCGAACCCCAGCCAGGGAGAAATGCATATCTTTGTTGACCAATTGTTTCAAAGATTTACAACCCAGTTTGATAATATCAATCTTCCACAAGGCTATAACATGGCTCTTAGGTGGTGTTTGGCAGAAAGGCTAATGCCTATGTATGGCAAAGCCTCACCAACACAAATTCAGATGATTATGAAATTCGCGGCTCAAGGCAAGTCCACAGTAAAAAGGACAAACATGAACCCAGCAATTGTTTCAACTTATGCAGACTCACTTTTGGTTGGAAGACAAAAAGATGCAGGTTGGATTTTATCAGGTGGATTTTTCAGATGAGTGATTTTGGCTTTGTTGGCCCATCTTACGAAGCTGCATCCATTTACCAGGAGGCTCAAGAGTGCATTAATTTCTATCCTGAGATTGATCCACTTAAACCGCCAGGTAGCAGGGGCGTGGTGGCGCTTTATCCAACGCCAGGGCTAACATCTATACTTCAATTAAATAGTGCGCCTGTGCGTGGTATGCGCACCCTTAGTGGTGGCAAATATTTAATTATTGTTTGTGGTTCATCTGTTTATTCTGTGACTTATTCTGGTGGATATGTAAGCACACAAATAGGTACATTAACTACAAGCACAGGTTATGTGTCTATTACAGATAACATAATGACCAATACAGGTTTAAATGCCTATATTGTGGACGGTGTAAATAGATATTATTGGATTGCAAGCACAAATAGTTTCAATACTTTGCCTGCATCAGATGGCCCGTGGAAAGGCGCAAATGTCTGTGATGTAGTAGATAACTACATTATTTACAACCAACCTGGTACACAAAACTGGGCTGCAACTGATCTAGGTCTGGTAACGTCTGCAAATGCTTACTATGGCACAAAAGATGGTGCGCCAGATCCGCTTGTATCTTTAATTGTGGATCACAGACAAGTATTTTTGCTTGGAGAATATACGGCTGAAATGTGGACAGATGTAGGAAATGTAATTCCTGGTATTATTAGTTTCCCTTTCCAAAGAGTAACTGGCACATCTGTGCAACACGGTATTGCTGCGCCTTTTAGCGTGGCTAGGTTTGGCGAACAGTTTGCATTTGTAAGCCAAGATACTAGAGGACAAAACATTATTGGCGTAATGCAAGGCTATTCTTTTAAAAGAATAAGTACCCATGCAGTAGAACAGACTTTAATGAACCAGTATATTGCAGATGCGGTTGGTTATACATACCAGCTCGATGGACATGAGTTTTATGTAGTTACATTTTCAAGCATTAACATTACTTGGGTTTTTGATTTGGCATCTGAAATGTGGCATAAGTGGTTATCTTGGGATGGAACACAATTTAATCGTCACAGATCCAATTGCGGTGCAATATTTAACAATGTTTATTTGGTTGGAGATTACCAAAATGGTCAAATCTACCAATTGGATAATGCTGTATATACAGAGGCAGGAAATACCATTAGAAGGCTAAGAAGATGCCCACATTTGGTTACAGACTTGCAAAGACAATATTTTTCTGAATTGCAAATTCAATTTCAACCAGGAGTTGGATTAGAAACTGGTCAAGGTCAGAATCCACAAGCCATGCTTAGATGGTCAAATGATGGTGGTTCTACTTATTCTAATGAGCACTGGTGTACTATTGGAGCTGTAGGAAAGTACAAAAATAGAGCAATTTGGAGAAGATTAGGAACTGCCAGAGACAGAATTTATGAAGTTAGTATTAGTGATCCAGTAAAAGCTGTGATTGTTTCTGCTAATTTAAAAGCAGAGGAGGGTGAAAATTGACTATTTCTACATCAAGTTCTAGTGGAAATATTATTTGGCCGAGAGTGCCATTCCTTGACCCCATATCTGGTCAACCTGCTTTACCTTGGCTTTTATGGCTTCAAAGTCCAAATTTTATTAGTCTCAAGACTGGTGCACAAACAATTCAAGGCAACCAAACCATTACTGGAAATGCTGTAGTGGATGGAACTTTTACTGCTTTAGGTGGTATTTCAGGGGGTACATTTTGAATTTAGCTGATATTTTGAAAGCCAATGAAGGTTTGATGGAATTTGACCCTCAGATTGTTCATCATTTCTCTGATGGTTTATATGCC